AAGAAGTGGTAAAGTTACAATTCAAGATCCTGAATCAAATTCCAATAATACTAAATATAATTTGATGAGTGTATTGAAAAATACAATCTCTGCAAATGCATTTGGTAGAGGTAAAGGTCCAAGATTCGGACGTGGTAATAACGCTCAACAAATCTGGACTTGGTTGATTAATAAAGGATTTAGTACTCAAGCTGCATCCGCTATCATGGGTTCAATGCAACAAGAATCTAGCTTCAATCCAGAAGCAAGCCAAGGTGGTGGTGGTATCCAAGCGTCTATTTCTGGAGGCGAAGGTGGTAATGGTTACGGCTTATGTCAATGGACTGGTAGCCGTACTCAAGCATTATTAGACTTTGCTGGAGATAGAGCTAATACTATAGAAGGACAATTAGAATTTATGGTTAGTGAAATGAGTGCTAGAGGTACATTAGATGCATTTAAAAATGCTTCTACTTTAGATCAAGCACTAGCTGTAATGAAAGACTATGAAGGATATGGTGATGTAGGTAGCCGTGAAGAATATGCTAGAGCTATATTCCAAAGCAATGGTAATAACTTAGCTTCTATCATGACAACTCAAGGCGGTAATAGCGGAGCTAAACCTTCAATATTCGGTTCTTTATTTAAGCAATTTGATAATATTAGAAATAGCTATGGTGGAATGATCGATAATATGATTATGGGTAATCCATTCATGAAAAATGCTATGTCTATGCTAGGTTTAGATGGTGGTAATAGTGGATCATCTGGTGGCCCTACAGGCAATGGTGATTTATCTAAAGCATCTAAATGGGCACAATCTATGGTTGGTCAAGAAGGTTTTGGTAATAATGGGTGTACTACATTCGTTAACAAATATCTTGAACAAGCTGGAGAAAATCAAATTAACTATTACGTTCCTACAGCTGAGACTGATGCTCATAATAATACGCCTTATGCTTTCAAACCTGCGAATATGGGCGGTAAACAAGGTGATGTAGTATTACTTAATACTTTAACATCTGATCCTGAAGCTGACCATGTAGTAATTGCGGATGGCCAAGGTGGTTATTGGGGTAACTCTTCTAGTAAAAATCTTATTGTCCATGGTAATATTGCTAATGATTTTGGCGCTGACAATATCAATGGTTATATTGCCACAGGTGGAGATGGTAATGGTAACGTACCTTCTGGTGCAGCTACACGTAGTCAAAAGGAAATACTTGGAGATTCTAGCTTAGATTATGGCATGGGTAAACATGCTATCTATGGTAGAGCTAAAGGTGTTCCTCAAGAAGTACAAGCTGTAATTGAAGGTAATAGTAAAGTTATCGACTTCAATAAGAATGCTGCTAAAGCACAAGTTAAATATGGCAAAGGTACTGAATCTGACAATAGTCTTGAAATTCAATATCTTGCTGCGATTTATGAAGAGCTTACTAAGATCACTGGTAATACTTCTGGTATTAACGGAATGGTTGTTTCTCAAGCTCAAACTGAGCAAAAAGTTAATTCTGTACAAACTGGATTACAAGAATCAATTGCTGGTATAGGTAATTACCTAAACAAGAAAATCGAAGATGTATCCGATAATGTACACGGTCAACTTAATAAAGTAACTAAACATGTATCTGGTAGCACAATAAATAAATTACAATATTTAGCATCTAAATAAAATATATCCCCTAGGATCATAGAAATCCTAGGGGAATTTTATTTGTTTCATGTAAAAAAATACACAACTAACAACCATGTAATAAAATTATGTATGAGGGAAGTAGGCATGATAAGACCTAGCACCCGACCTTTGGCACAATTGGCGAAACTCCCGCCATAAGACTTGCTGGTAATGCGTTCAAACGGACACGTTTGTTCCCTAAAAGCCCCAGAGTCTCCTGTCAAGGATATGCCGAATAAGGCAAAAGCTCCGGCTTTTGCGTCCTTATTTTGCGTCCTTGATGGGGGGGAGGGGGGCAAATTATGAAATAATAATTATATAGCCTTCTATGAGACGAGCGGAGTGCGGACGAGAGACGAGGAAAATAGAAGGCTATATAAATAATATATTTGATATCATTATATATCGTGAGAAAGTACCGTCTTTTTACAAAAGACTATATTTGATTATCAATTAAAGTTATATATTATAATTCTGAAAGTATCAATTAAACAGTATAAGGAATTAAATTCCTTATACTATATATTTTTATTCAATTATTATAGTTAGAATATTCTATTAAAAGATATTCAGAAAAGAAGAATAGGAGAATGTATCAGAATGAAAAAGTATTTATCTTCACTACCTTTCAATCATATAGTTACATTTGAAGGTACAGATTGTAGTTTTAAAGAAACTAATGCTAATAAGCTAAAAGATTATATTGAAAATGAATTAGGATATAATGCTATTGTATTTAGTTTTCCTAATTATTATAGTCATAGTTCACATGCATTAACTACCTATTTTAAAGAAATACGAAAGTATAAAGAATTATCTCCTAAGATGATCAATATGCTTTATGTAGTAGATTTCTTTATTACTTGGTATAGACAGATTAAACAGTATTATGATAAGAAGTATATTATTATCTTTGATAGATGGTATTATTCAAATATCTATTATCAAGGAGTACGTGTATTAAAGTCCGTAGTGGAAGATCTGAATAAAGATAATATTGGAAAATATATTCATAATGAAAAGCTAGTAGAATTTATTGATGAATATGAAAATATTATTAAGAATGAATTTGGATTAGTAGATACGGATATTATGTTTAAAATGATTCATAGTAAACGATCTACTCGTGGTCTTATTGCGGAACGCAAATCGGAAAACGATATTAATGAAGGTGAAGTAGATTATTTAGAAATGGTAAATAATTTATTTAAGCATTTATTTATTGATAGTAATTTCGTAGTTAAAGAAATTGAGTTAGATAAATCTGAAGATGAATTTAAAAGCAAAGAAGAAGTATTTAGGGAGATTGCTTTAGAGTTTAGATGTAATTTAAATTATCGTTTGGATAAATGGAAGAGTGAGCAAAGTGAAACTGTTAACGAAGCTTAAAACTTTATTTACTCGTGATGAAGTTAAACAAGAAAACTTAAATGTAAAATTAGGATTAGATGTAATTCCTCTTTTTTGTAATGAAATTGAAGATGATTCACATTATAATCTTATTAACGTATTATTTTATTTAGACTTTGATGAAACTAAAGTTAGTATTTTAGACTTGTTAGCTTATGGTAGTTATGACCATAGAGTTCATTTGTTTAAAATAACTTTAGAGAGTTTAATTAAAATGCGATTAGAGCAAGAGAATTCTTATATTGTAAAAGAATTCTTTTTGCGGATTGCGGTCGGAAGTGATTCATTTAATATTGTTGATAATGAGCTTGACGAAGAATCGATTAAACTATGTGTAGTCGATATCATTAGTAAGTATTCTTCTTATAATTTATTAAGAGCATATAATAATAATGAAAATTCCGAAATAGATATTCCGTGTGTTGATAGATTTATTTATGAACTAAGACAAACTTGTAAAAGTTATACGTATGATTATACGAAGTACGTTTTAGCTAAAATTAGAATGGTTAGAGTTCCATTGTTTTATTTGATTGAATTATTTAAATTGGCTGACGATATTTGGTTCGAAGTTGATTATGATAAACCTCATGATTGTAGGGGTTATAGATCTAAAATGACATATTTCTTTGAAGGAAAACAATTTGGTTTGAATGAAGAAGAAGTTATATATTCCATCATAAATATGAGTAAAGGCAATATTTTGACATATATGAGTACACTTCCGCTTGGTGTATCCGTAAACGTCGAATTATCGACAAGCCTTGATCGTATTCTTACCTTCTTGGCTACATCTGGGAACGATGATTTGAAAACAATCATTAAAGATGAATTATTAGAAAATGTTTTTGATGAAAAAGACTTAGAATCTTTAAGATATCATGCTAAAGCAACTGATGAAGATATTGAGTATGATATTGATGAAGAAATTGATGAGGTAGTTAGTTATACTGTATTGGAGGACGATGAAAATGCTTAGTAGAGATTTATCTTCACTTGAAATGAAATTTATTAGAGAAATTGAAAGTGGAATGAGAGATAAGTCTTGTACACGTTTTAGACCGAAAGCAGAATTCTTTTCATTTGAATCTGATACTAATAAGATTCCTCATACAAGTTATCATATTGAAACGGATAAAAAGTTTACGATTATATTTGACCATGGTGTTTTGGAAATTGAATATAATCGTGAAGAGCGAAGATGGATTGCTAACTCTTTAGGGTATACTTTTAAAGATATTGTAGAGATGACTGCAATCTTAGGATTCATTGAATCTAAAATATTATTATTTAATATTAAACAAGAGGAGAAAGAAAATGGTTGATGATGAAAGAGATTTTTATTTTATAGCATTTTATTCAAAGAATAAAGATAAACTAAATGATTTCCATGATAATGCTAAAAAATATTTAGAAACTAATTTTGATATCATTAGTATTGGAGATATTGAAAACTTTGATGGATCTACTTATAAATTCAAAGTAATTTTAGCTAAAGATAGATTCACTCATTTATTTGATATCGAAGATATTCTTCAAGAAAAATACTATGGCGTATTCTTTGACTATCGTGTCGTTCATAATACAACTGGCATTGTTTATGAAAATAATGAATACAGCAAAATTCTTCCACCAAAACGATATATCTTAAGCAAAGCAATTAAGATGCCAATCGATGGTAAGATCGAATACAAGGTTAGTGATTACTATTATGCAAAAACTAAAGAAGAATTGTATGATATGATTTTCCACTTATATGGTCTTATTATTAATAATCTTAAACAAATTCAAGAAGCATCATTTGAATTAGTTAGATATCATTTGATTAAGAAAGATGGATTTATCAATTCTATTTATCCACTTGATGATGAAATTATTGATTTCTTAGAATTGGATATTAATAAAGATAGTCATCCATTTATGGAAAGAACGGGGAATGATTAAAATGCTAAAAGTTCATACACATTGGGACGGCACTTCTAATTCATTTATGTTTTATGGTGATTACATGAATGAGTTAGAAAAGTTTCATAGCTTATTATGCGATGGTAGTATTTTAAAATACATTTATGAACGTAATCCATTATTAAGCGATCAATTTGATGATTGTATAATTAATTACGTTAGTGATTTCGAATATAATCCATTATATGGAACTTACTTCGAATTAGACTTCGATTCTGATGGTCAATTATTTGAAGAAATTGATATGGTATTGGAAGAAATCTTTGGTGGTAAGATTAATTATGTCGCATTAGTCCATGACGAAGAACGTGGTATATATGTAAATACAGATGAAACTGGCGATTTCTATACTACACGTTATAAACGAGTCAGAGCTCATGAATCTGGTGAATTTGATAGAGAAAGTGATGTTGCTTTCTATTCAACCTTTAGTAGTTTAAAACAAGATGTACTTTTAGAGCATCCAGATAACGTACCTGAATTATTGGGTATTACTAAATTTGATGATCTCGAAGGTGCTTTAAGACGTATTGATTTTGATAAGGAATATAAAACTTATATCTATCAATATGCTAGTGAAATTTAATATTAAATAAAGGAGTTAAAAAATGGCTAATTATTGCTACAACGATATTACAATTTGTTCTAAAGAAGAAAATCTAACTGATTTAGAATTCTTACACACTAATTTAGTATATTTATTTGAAAAGAATGAACGGTATTGTAATGATATATTTAAGGAGCTATTAGAATCATTCGATAAAGATCAAATTGAATTTGATGGCAGAGATAATGTAAATTGGTATATGAATACCATCGAATGTAATGAAAATGGCACTTATAACTTTACTATTAGTATCGAAAGTGCATGGGTGCCAGTCATTTCCAAAATAGAAAAAATTATATATGAGCTATATGGGAATAATATATGGTGTGTTGCTACTGCAGAAGAACCAGGCTGTGATATCTATATAAATACTGACGAGGAAGGCGAATTTTATGAAACTAGATATCGTCTAGTATTTTATTATGATAATACGTATCATAACTGGTATTTGGATAGCTTACCAGAATTAATTTTACGTATTAATAAAATTTATAGTGAAAATAACTATAGTGAAACTATTGAATATTCTGCTGATGCATATGAAGTTAGTGAATCGGTTGTTAAATTCAATAATTCTGAATTGGCTAAATCTAAAGAATTAGAAATCGCTATTTATACATTCGAAGATAGTGACTTAGACGAATAATAAAAAACATTATGATAAACTCTAAGCAAAGGAGGTATCATAATGCGAAATCCATATATGCTAAGTGATGTAAATAGCATGAATGATGGACCTCAGATTATTACATTAAATAATCTACCTGAATATGATTTACAAGATTGGAATCTTGCAGATCAAAAAGATTTTAATAAATTTATTGCTGAATTGGAGAAGACAGTTAGATCTTCTATTGAATATCAGCAATATATCCAGTATCTAAGAAATGCATTCAATATGAACAGTTGTGCATTTTATAGAAACGTAACAAATGTACCTAATCCTAAGATAAAAATCCATATACATCATGAACCTATAACTTTATATGATATTTGTCTTATAGTATTCAGAAAGAGACAAACTCTTAATGAACCTATAGATGAAGAATCTATTGCTAAAGAAGTTATGTGGAATCATTATAATGGATTTGTAGGATTAATTCCATTATCCGAAACAGCTCATGAGTTAGTACACAATAATTATTTATTCGTACCTTGCA